TGCGCCCTATTGTAAGAGAAAATGGCGGATGGGCCTTATTTATTTATACACCGCGTGGTCAGAATCATGGTCACAAGATGTATGAAATGGCGGACAAGAATGACCAGTGGTTTTGTTCACGGTTGACAGTGGATGATACCAAGCGTGATTCGGTTGGCGAAGACGGATCGCCGGTAGTCAGTCCAGAAGATATTGTTGATGAGGAACGCGAAGGCTTATCGCCGGAGATGATTCAGCAGGAGTATTTTTGCAGCTTCCATGCGGCAATCCCCGGAGCGTACTTTGCCAGAGAGATGACAAGGGCGGAAGATGATGGAAGATTTTTAAATATACCGTGGGAATCGAAGATAGATGTCCAGACAGCCTGGGATCTTGGTGTTGATGACGCAACCGCAATTGTGTTTTACCAGACGGTAGGTAACGAAATACGCATCATTGACTACTACGAGGCTAGCGGTGAGGGGTTACCACACTTTATCAACGTGCTTAAAAGCAAGCCTTACGTCTATGGGGCGCATCATGCGCCGTGGGATATTGAAGTGCGAGAACTTACTACAGGCAAGAGCCGTCGAGACACGGCGCGTAGTCTGGGAATCATTTTTACAGTCGGTAAAAAAGTACGAGCAAAAGAAGAAGCAATCGAACAGGCACGACAAATAATTTCAAAATGCTGGTTTGATAAGACGAAATGCGAAAAGTTGATTTCGTCATTGCGTAATTACCATAAAGAGTTTGATGACAAGTTGGGAGTCTACAAGAAAAACCCAGTGCATAACTGGGCTTCGCATGGGGCTGATGCTTTTATGCAGTTGGCAATGGATTACAGAACGCCCAGGACATCCGCATTACAAACCGTGGCAGAACAGGAGTTTGATATTTTCTAATGAATATTCTTGATACTTACTTTTCAATCATGGGTGGAGCGCCTCCGCCAAGACCCGTTTACACACCGCCTCCGCCCCCAAAGCCTGCGCCAGTAGATAACTCTGCGGCAATGAGACAGAAAACAGCGGACAATAAAAAGCGTGGCAGGAGTGCTTTAATTTCTAATGAGGGTGGCGCTCAAGGGTTAGGCGATGATGCTTCTAAACAAAAGAAAACACTGGGGGGCTATTGATGAACATACTTGATTTTATTTTTACAGGATGTTTTGGCGGAGCGCCTGCAATGCCTCCGATGCCTGCTCCTCCCCCGCCGTTGCCAGATCCGAGTATTGCAGCGGAAGAAAAAGCAGCGAAAGCCCGTGCCGAAGAGCAAGCTAAAAGAAAACGTGGCAGAAGTTCCTTGATTACGAATGAAGGCGGTGCGGCTGGATTGGAAGAGGAAGGCAATGCTGCTAAACAAAAATTAGGCGGATACTAGATGGCAGTCAACGCAAAGAGTTTAATCAAGCGTAATGAAACACTAAAAGAAGACCGCAATCTCTGGGATACTTTTTACAGGGATGTTGTGGATTATATTCGTCCACGCAAGCAAACCGCAGAGGAAAGCCGTGTGCCTGGAGTCATTCGGCACAAGCATTATGATTCAACTGCACCCCACGCCGCTAATACATTAGCGTTAGTCATGGCGGATACCTTGACCCCGAAAGCTATTCAGTGGTTTGGCTTCAAGATTCCAGAAGCATCCCCGTTCAAACAATTCAATGATAACCAGAACGTAATGAACTGGTTTAAGACGGTTGAGGATGGAGTTCGCTTTGCGCTTGATCAAAGTAATTTCTACCCTGTCGTCAACGAGATTTACCTCGATTTTAATTCATTTGCAACAATTTGTTTATATGTAGAAGAGGCAGAACTAAAGCAAAAAGGTTTTAACGGACTGACCTTCAGAGCATTGCCAATCTCTTCTTATGTGTTTGCTGAAGATGATGCTGGTATTGTTGATACGGTCATGCGGGAATATGAATTAACGGCACGGCAATTTGTCCAGAGATTTCCAGGGACAACTATTCCAGGCGAGATTGCAAAATCATTAGAACAAACTCCAGACGATAAGTTTAATTTTTTGCGGGTGGTTGCACCAACCAAGGAATTGAGTTCCAAGGTTAAGTTTCCTTACGCATCGGTTGACATCTTAGTTGACAAACAACTCGTGGTCGATGAACGAGGATACAAGGAATTCCCTTACATGGTTGGCAGGTGGGACAAAGCGTCTGGCGAAACTAGAGGTCGTGGCCCTGCCGCGATTGCGCTTGATGACATCAAGTCACTCAACCAGCTACGCAAACTTGAATTGATTGGTTTGGAAAAAGCAGTCAATCCTCCTATATTGGCTCCCGAAGATGGATTCATCGGTACGGTGAAACTGGGAAGCAATTCAATTATCTACTCACGCAATCCTAACGATGTAAGAACACTGCCGACAGAATTACGCCTGGATTTATCTTCATTGAAAGCGAATGATCTCAAGCAATCTATTCGTGACATCTACCTGACAGATCAACTGAATATACCAAGAACAAAACAGATGACAGCTTCAGAAGTCTCTGTTCTGCGTTCAGAAATGGAACGACTGCTAGGCCCGACGATTTCAAGATTTGAATCAGAAGTGTTAGGCCCAATGTTAAACAGAACAGTCGGTATCATGCATAGGACAGGAGCATTGCCTCCGCCTCCTCCAGAAATTCAAGATTTAGATGCGATTGACATCGAGTATGTAGGACAACTGGCACGATCTCAAAAGATGGTGGAAGTTGAATCGATACAGAACTGGATTAGCTTGATTGCACAATTCGGACAGATTGATCCAAGAGTGATGCAATTACCAGATCTAATGGCAGCCGGAAGAATTATTGCGCCTGTATTAGGTGTTCCTAAATCAGTTGTCAAGGGTAATGCACAAATGGAAGAAGATGTTGAGCGAGAACAACAGAAACAAGCTCAAGCAGAACAAATGCAGAAGATGGGCGCTATGGCAGAATCGGCTGGCAAGGCAGCGCCTGCAATGAAAGTAATGCAAGATGGAGCGGCAAACCTAAGTGAAGAAGACAAGCAAGCGCTCGTCCAGCAACTCGCAGGGGTTGCCGGAGCTAACTGAACGACAGATAGCAAGCGCGTTTTATAATACATTTACGAGTGGAGATGGAGGGTTAGTGTATGAATGGTTGCAAAACCAATACAATAACACATCCAGTTTTGTCCCAGGAGAGCCGGAAACAACAGCCTACAATGAAGGATGTCGGGCAGTGTTCCTGCAAATCAAAAATAACCTGGACTACTGGAAAACCAAAGGAAAGGACTTATGAACGACGAAACGACTGCAACCTCTCAAGAGGTAGTCACAGAAGAAGTAGAAACAACAGAAGTTGAGCCACAAGCAGAAGAACAGAAGGAAGAAACATGGCGGGATGGTTTGCCCGACGATTTGCAAGGGGTTAAAACCCTGGAGAAGTTCAAGGATGTTGATGCCCTTGCCAAGGGATATGTACATCTCGAAAAATATTTCGACGGTACGATCAAGATCCCTGGCGAGAATGCAACGGCAGAAGAAGTGGAAAGATATTATTCCAAGTTGGGAAGACCCGACACTCCCGACGATTACGAGTTTGAGAAGCCGGAAATTCCCGATGGGATGAACTATGACGACCACATGGAAGGTGAGTTCTTAAAAAAAGCTCACGGCATGGGTTTGAATAGCAAGCAAGTCAATGATCTCTATGGTTGGTACAACTCACAAACCAAAGATATGTTTGTTCAGCATCAGGTAGCACAGGAAAACAATATTCAGAAAGCCGAGATAGAACTTCGGGCGGACTGGGGCAGGCAGTACGATGAGAAACTGGCAGGCATTCAAAGATTAGTTGATCAGTATGCCAGTGGTGAGGAAAAACAATACCTGGATTCATCGGGCTTTGGTAATGATCCTCATGTCGCCAAGTTTCTGGATAAGATTACAAAGGATTTTGGTGAAGCGAAACACTTGGGTGATCCCAAGATCAATGCATTCACTGATCCAGATTCTGCACAACGAGCTAAAGACGCTTTCTATAGAGATACGGAAAGCGATGACTACAAAGCGTATTTCAGCGAGAATCATCCCCGCCATAACGAGGTGGTCAAGATGCTGGATCGATGGAATACCACAATTCATGGAGATGAATAATGCCCGTACACAACGATATAAAGTGTGCGGATTGCGTTCATCTCGTTCCGCAGACGCAAGTTTGCATGGAGTACAAGGCATCAGTTGAAGCCGAGGAAATGCGTAACTGCTATTTTTTTAAAGAAGGTATTTACGCAGAACCAGTGGCAGAGATTGTGCCTATCAAGAAGGGAAGAAAGAAAAAGAAACTCCCTTCTGTATTCCCAGAGAAACAACCCGCCTAGCGGACAATTGTTTCTTACACATTTTTAGTCCTGGTAATCCGAAAGGATCAGGCATGTTTATGCAACCAGGAGAGTCCAAGAGTGGATAACTCTCCGCACAATGATTTATTAATAGGAGAGTAAAATGTCTACACAAATTAACAAGGCATTTGAGCAGTCGTTCTCGGATAATTTTATACATTTGGCGAGTCAGAAGACTTCCAAGTTGTCCGGCGCTGTTCGTGTTGAGAATATCAACGATGCCAAAGCTTTTCATTTTGACAGAATGGATACCGTTTCGATGGTTCAAGCTGTCAGTCGTCACGAAGATACTCCGTTAACGGAAGTACCTTTTTCCAGACGACGCGTTACATTTAACACTTACAGGGCGGTTGATCTGATCGACAATCCTGACCGTGTGAAAATGGCAAAAGATCCAACCAGCCCAACCATGAAACAGTTGGTAGCTGCAATGAACAGGCAAAAAGATGATGCAATTATCGCCGCTGCTTTGGGTAATGCCTATTCAATCAATTCCTCTGATTCTGCGTCTACGGTAAGTTTGCCGTCAGGACAGCAAATTGCAAATGGAGGAAGTGACTTAACATTAGCAAAATTGTTGACAGCTAAGAAGACCCTTTTAAATAACGATGTAGACCCTGGCGAAGAGCCAA